CTGACACAACACCAATCGAAAAAAAGAGTTTAGAAGCACATGTTGATTTATGTGCAGAGCGATATAAATCTATGGCCTCAAATATAGAAGGCTTAGATAAAAAAGTAGATCGCTTGGAAATGATGATTAATGAAGTCCATACTATGGTTGAGAAAATGACTCAACGTAGGACTGACCAGTTGATAGGCTGGGGAACAGGAATTATTGCAGCTCTTTTAGGAACAGTTGGATGGTTAGTGATCACTTACGTAGTCGGGTAACAGAAAAAGCCTCAAGATTATTAAACAAAATTGCAGATGAACTTCTGAACTCAAATCCCAATGCAATTTTTCGCAACGGCGATAGCATTATGGCTTTTGCTGAATATGAAATAGAAAAAGTTACTCCAAACGAGTATAAAATTTACAAAAACGAATTGTACGTAACAAGTTGTAGTACTATTAGAATTGCACTTAGTTACTGTATTTTAGATAAAAATAAAATGCAAATGGATGCAAAACATTTAGTTGCTCTTGAAGACAAATTACTGCACAGACAAAATGAAATGATGCACTACAGGCATGTAATAACTAGTCCACGCACAGACAATTTTCGTAAAGAAGTTGTATTACATAGACTATCAAGTGCAAAATATGAATACAATATCATACAAAAACAATTGACCAAAAGTATAAATGTTGCTAAATACTGTCAGCAAAAAGGATTCGACAATGAAATTATTTGACTTAGATTCACCTCAGACCAAAAAGTCTCAGCAAGTGCTTGAGAGTTTTTTTGGTAACCGTGTTGATTTTACAAAAATGCCTAGTAAAAAGGCCAGTGACATGCTCACTAAAGTACGTGGATTAATCTACGAACATCGTTCTACTAACCCACTTGCAGGCAGTGAAAAAGATCCATCTTATCTAAAATTATTGGTTATGGAAAGAGGATTGGCCGCAAGAGTTCGTGAAGCAGATGTAAAACTTGAACCACAAACTGGTGCAACAAAAATTAGTGCTAATGGACAAAGCATCGGAACTGCAGATATGGCTACTGCAACACAATTTAAAAGTGATGTCGAGTCTGGAAAAATAAATCTTGATGATATGGACGAAGCCAAAGAAGATTACAGTGCAAAAAAAGCTCGTGCTGGTAAAGACATAGGAAAACCAGGAAAGAACTTTAAAAAGATTGCCAAGGATGCCTCTAAAAGATACGGAAGCAAAGCGGCCGGTGATCGAGTTGCTGGTGCTATACTTGCAAAAATGCGTGAAGGCGCAAAACTTAGAACCAAGTCAGGACGTTATCTAACTGAAAGTGAAGTACAACAAGCACAGGTTGTGTTGGCTGCACAGGACATGGTAGACAGAATGCAGAAGATGTTAGAAGATGTAACATCAATGCAGTTTAAAGATTTACCTGCATTGAGTAGTTCAATACAAACAACCATAGGCACTACAGAAGCACAAGCATTTAATGATGCTGCCGGTCAAAGTTTAGCAGTCCTAGTTGATTCAATACAGGCTGCAAAAGTTGAAATGGAAACTGCACAAGGAACACTAACAGGTGTTGCTCCTGTAGTACCAGGACAAGAAGAAGTTGCAGGCACTCCAGCAATAGATGAGCCAGTAGCAGATCCACTAGCGGCAGATCCAATTGATGCAGTTGCAGATGTAAACGTTGATGCAGAAGCAGGCGGTGAAGCAGTTGATGTAAATGTTGATGTACAAGATGGAGCTCTTGGTAGAGCAAGAAGATAAATGCGTATACTTGAGTTCACAAGTAGATCAGATAAACCATCTGCACAACAACTAACTGCACTCGCAGAATATCTGCTGGGCAGAGCTGATGACGAAGATACACAACACACAGTACCAATAGATGTTTTTCTAAGCATGGCACACAACATGGGTGTGAACATCACTGATCAACAACTACGTACTTTAGCAACGCAAGATCCTCTAAAGAACATTATTCAAAATGTAGATGCAGATAACATTGTACTTGTTGGAGCTGGCATCACTGGTGAAGAAGGTTCTGACACCATGACAGTTGACCAAGCACAAGATACTGTTGCCGGCATGGCAGATGCAGCAAACCCACTTACATAAAACACTAGTTACTTTTGGCGACAGTTGGCCACAGGGCGGAGAACTAAAAGAAGATTTAGGTCAATATCCTTATGGACGTCAACTTGCAGAACAATATGGATATAAGTTTATAAACTACGGGTCAGCAGGTGCAAGTATTGAAGATATGGTACTGCAACTAATACAATCAAAGTTAGAAAATGTTACTGCAATTTTTTTCCTAACAAATCCAGCACGAAGTATGCACTGGCCATTGAGTACGAGTTGGAATGCTTTAAGCAATGAAAGAAAACACTGGCCTGGTGATGCTAAAGATTTTGTTAAAGAACTAAAGTTACACTTTCATAATGGTAATCGAGATATAATTAGGGCTAACATGGCAGTACTTACACTTCAACAGATGTGTAAATCACTTGATATTGACGATTATTATTTTGCAGGATGGATCAGGCAAACTGAATGGTTACCAGGTGTAGATATTAACAAAATCTACAAAGGTGGTGCTGAAACTGCTGCTGACTGGCTTGGAGCAACTGATCACAATGGCGAGCATCTGTTAGGAGTACAAGACAATGAATATATACGTCCAAACTTTGCCCATCCTAATCATAATGGACATGCTGTTATTGCAAAAAAACTTGCAGAATGGATCAAACTATAGTATAATAGATAGATGCTTATAGAAAAATTTCAATACAAAAATCTCTCACGAAAACAGGTTGACGGCAAGCGCCTGTATTCTACTCCCGATGGCAATGCCGTGCCCAGTGTTACTACTATACTTGGTGCTACACAATCAAAAGAAAAGCAAGAAGGACTAGCACGTTGGCGTAAACGTGTAGGAACTGATCAAGCACAAAAGATAGTTACTGAAGCTGCCAACAGAGGCACACGAATGCATACCTATTTAGAAAACTACTGTATTGATGGAACTATTAAAGAGCGTGGCAACAATCCATTTAGTTGGCAATCACATGCTATGGCACAAGCAGTGATCAAACAAGGTATGTGTAATGTAGACGAAGTATGGGGAGTCGAAGTACCTATGTACTTTCCAAATATATATGCTGGAACAACAGATTGTGTTGGTGTGCATAAAGGCGAACATGCTATAATGGATTTTAAGCAGTCAAACAAACCAAAAAAAGTTGAATGGATTGAGGACTATAAACTACAACTTTGTGCATATGCTGAAGCACACAATGAAGTTTATGGAACTAAAATACGTAAAGGGATAGTATTAATGGCAGTAAAGCCGGCAGTTGATGAAATGGGACATCTTAAAGAAGATCCACTATACCAAGAATTTATTGTTGAGGGAGATGATTTTGAGCACTGGCGCCAACAATGGTGGAAGAGGGTTGAGCAATACTATATCTCAAGCTAAATACACGTAATCGGAGTTAATAAATGGCAATAGTACAAGTATCACGGATTACCAACCGAAAAGGATTAGCTGATAACTTACCGCAGTTAGCAGCAGCTGAATTTGGATGGGTAATCGATGAAAGAAGATTATACATTGGAAATGGAACACTTGCTGAAGGTGCACCGGCAGTTGGCAATACTGAAATCCTAACACAATACAGTGATATCCTAAATATTGCAACCGCCTATACTTACAAAGGCGAACATGCTGGGTATACTGCACAAACTGGTCCAACTACAAATGATCCTATCGAACAAACATTACAGGCAAAATTAGATAACTTTGCAAGTGTCCTTGATTTTGGTGCAACTGGTGATGGAGTTACTGATGATACTGATGCTATAAATCGAGCCTTATTTCAATTGTTTTGTGTACAAACAAATACAACTATAAGACGCAGTCTTTATTTCCCTGCAGGGACTTATAGAATTACCCAGTCAATTTTAGTACCATCTTATGCTAAACTTTGGGGTGATGGGCCGGATAGTTCAATCTTAGAAATGGATGTAGGATCAGACAGTTCTTTTGGTGCATATGTAATACAAACTGCTGATAGTTTACAACAAACTGGTGCGAACATTGGGAACAATAGTGCCCAGCATCCTATAGATATTGTTATTACTGGAATGAGCTTTACCAGCTTAGAAGCTGGTGTTGATATGATGCTTATTGATAGAGCTCATGGTGTGAATGTAAGCAATTGTAACTTCAAAGGTAACCTAAGTGCAAATCCTGTAGACGCAAGTGCAGACATTGCTGGAGTACGTTTTGATAGTACTCCAAGTTTTACATGTAAAGCAATTGAATTTGAGAATTGTAAATTTAGTTATTTAACTTACGGACTGATCACTGATGAAAACATACAAGGTGTTACAATACAAAATTGTGATCTTAGACACCTTTATCAAGGTGTAATGTTAGGCACAGGCACTCCAGACAATGGTGGGCCTGAAGGTGTACGTATTGTACAAAACTTATTTGATAATATTGGCAAGCAAGGTATAAGCATAGGTGCAGTTGCATTCAATGTGAGTGCATATAATATATTCTTAGATGTCGGCAATGACTACTTAGGAGCAGGTAATGCATCATCTCCAGTAATCGAAATCAACGGAGATGATAATGTAAGCATTGGCGATATGTTTGAACGAAGCGACGCTGATAATCTTACACAACCAAGAGTAGAACTTAACAACAAAGCCTGTTATGCACTTATAAGCGGTAACGAAATTGAGTTCGGAACCTACCATAGACTAGCTGGAGTCAGTACAGACCTATCAGTGGAAGGTAGTGCAACTACAATTTTTACTGTTAATACTGGTAATGCAACTGCATTTAATGTAAATTACCAAATGAAAGAATCATCAACCAATGTAGTACGTTTTGGCACACTAAGAGTTGTCGGTCAAGACACAGATGATAGTGCTGGAACACTTGCTTACGTTGACGACTATAGTGAAGACAATCCAAACAACTTTGTATTAAGTGCAATACAAAGTGGCTCAACAATTAGTATTCAATATACCAGCACAATTGCAAATACTTTTCAATATTCCATAGAACACTTTAGTGTGTAAATTATGTGGCAAAGCCATCCTGAACAGCGTTTAATCGCATGGGCTAACCTGCGTAACGAATGTAAAGACAACCCTAATCTTGAATCAGTGATAACTAACATACACGAGTGGTGGCAACAAGCACCGATGGTGTTGAGATATTTACATACTGATTTAGTAAAAGAATGGCCTGATCCTTGGGAATTAATTGCCGAAAACACATATTGTAGTCTTGCAAAGTGTTTGGGAATGTGCTATACTATTTGCATGTTAGATAGACAAGACATATCTGTTCTTTGTATATCTGAGATTGACAATAATGACTATATAGTCCTAGTAAACAATGGATTATATATGTTGAATTGGAACGTTAATGAAGTAGTAAATATCACATTGTTAGAAAAACATAAAGTAACTAAAAACATAGACTCTGCTGTGTTTGCACACAAGATTAGATAGAAAGGCCCCAAATGACAATTCAAGTTACCAAACGAGACGGAAGTAAAGAAGCATTAGATATTGATAAATTACACAAAGTTGTTTGGTGGGCAACTGAAAACATAACAGGCGTAAGTGCTAGTCAAGTGGAGATAAGCAGTAATGTGCAATTTTATGATGGTATTACCAGTACAGATATACAAGAAACACTAATCAAAAGTGCTGCTGATTTAATCTCGGAAGAAACTCCTAACTACCAATTTGTAGCAGGTAGACTTATAAGTTATCATATTAACAAAATGGTTTATGGCGAATTCAAACCATGGCATGTATACAAATTGGTCAAAGAAAATGTACAAAGAGGATTCTATGATCCAGAACTACTCACAGAATACACCGAAGAAGAATGGAACACTATCAACGGATGGATAAAGCATGATAGAGATGAACAACTTACCTATGCTGCCATGGAACAGTTTAGAGGTAAGTATCTTGTGCAAAACAGAGTTACAAAAACACTCTATGAAACACCACAGATGTGTTACATGCTTATAGCCGCTACTCTTTTTCAAGACTATGATCGTAAAACAAGATTACGTTGGGTAAAAGATTACTATGATGCTATATCAACACATCAAATAAGTCTACCAACTCCTGTAATGGCAGGTGTACGTACACCACAAAGACAGTTTTCAAGTTGTGTGCTTATTGAAGCAGATGACAGTTTGGACAGTATTAATGCAACATCAAGTTCAATTGTTAAGTATGTTTCGCAAAAAGCAGGCATTGGTATTAACGGTGGACGTATCAGAGCCTTAGGTTCGCCAATACGCAATGGTGATGCTTATCATACAGGTGTTGTTCCATTTTACAAAATGTTTCAGGCTGCCACACGTAGTTGTAGTCAAGGTGGAGTACGTAACGGAGCCGCTACACTTTACTATCCTATTTGGCACTTAGAAGTTGAAGACCTTTTGGTACTTAAGAACAACAAAGGCACAGAAGACAACAGAGTCAGACACATGGATTATGGTGTGCAGTTTAACAAACTGATGTACGAACGTTTAATGTCAGGCGGAGACATCACATTGTTCTCTCCTAACGATGTTCCTGGACTTTATGATGCTTTCTTTCAAGATCAGGACAAGTTTAAAGAATTGTACGAATCGGCAGAACGTAAAACAAGCATACGAAAAAAGAAAATAAGTGCTATAGAACTTTTCAGTTCGTTTATGCAAGAACGCAAAGATACAGGCAGAATATATCTACAGAATGTCGACCATGCCAATGAACACAGTAGTTTCAAAACAGAGGTTGCTCCTATCAAGCAAAGCAACTTGTGTTGTGAAATTGATTTGCCAACCAAAGCCTTAAATGATGTAAACGATCCTGATGGTGAAATAGCATTGTGTACACTGAGTGCAATAAACTGGGGTAATTTTTCAAACCCACAGGATATGGAAAAAGCATGTACACTTGCAGTGCGTGGACTTGATGCATTGCTTTCATATCAAAACTATCCGATATTGGCTGCACAGTTAGCCACTGAAGGCAGACGTCCGCTTGGTGTTGGTATTATAAATCTTGCATACTTTCTTGCAAAAAATGATGTCAGTTACAGTGATCCAGATGCACTGAAATTGGTTGATACTTGGGCACAACACTGGAGTTATTATCTTATCAAAGCCAGTGCTGATCTAGCAGAAGAATTTGGTGCTTGTCCGCTGAACAATGAAACAAAATACGCAGATGGAATATTACCAGTAGACACCTATAAAAAAGATGTTGACGAACTAGTAGTTCATGTAGATGCAGTTGATTGGACAGGACTAAGAACACAGTTACGTAAAACAGGAATACGTAATAGTACATTAATGGCACTGATGCCAGCAGAAACATCTGCACAAATCAGTAATAGTACAAATGGTATTGAACCACCAAGAGCATTTGTTAGTATCAAACAAAGCAAGGACGGAGTACTGAAGCAGGTTGTACCAGGATATGCACGTTACAAAAACAAGTATGAGCTACTGTGGGATCAAAAGTCACCAGAAGGTTACTTGAAGATTATGGCAGTACTACAAAAGTATATAGATCAAGGAATAAGTGTAAACACCAGTTACAATCCTCAACACTTTGAAGATGAAAAGATTCCAATGAGTACCATGTTACAACATTTATTACTATGTTATAAATATGGACACAAACAACTCTATTACTTCAACACATTTGACGGTGCAGGAGAAATAGACATAGACAAAATGAATGAAACACAACAACAAGATATAACTATCGAAGAGCCAATGTACGAAGAAGCTTGCGATAGTTGCACCATATAGGAACAACAATGAGTGTATTAAATACTGCTAATAGAGACCATACGACCAGTTTAGCATTTTTAGATCCTGCCGGCGGAGTAGGTATACAACGTTATGATACATTAAAGTATCGTCAGTTTGACAAATTAACTGACAAGCAGTTGGGTTTTTTCTGGCGTCCGGAAGAAGTAGACGTACTGCGTGATGCAAAAGATTTTAAAGAGCTTACTGCAAACGAAAAACATATTTTTACAAGCAATTTAAAAAGACAAATACTATTAGACAGTGTACAAGGTAGAGCACCAATTGAAGCATTTGGTCCTATTGTTAGTTTGCCTGAGCTAGAAAATTGGATTATAACCTGGACATTTTCAGAAACCATACATTCAAAAAGTTACACACACATAATTAGAAACGTTTATTCAAATCCTAGTAAAGTGTTTGATGAAATGATGGACATACAAGAGATCATTGATTGTGGAGATGATATTACTGCATTCTATGATGACCTTATCGAAAGTTGTAGTTATTATAACTTGCTTGGGGAAGGTACTCACACTGTGAATGGTAAAAAGGTAGTAGTGGATTTGTATGAACTTAAAAAGAAACTTTGGACCTGCATAGCAAGTGTAAACATACTGGAAGGTGTACGTTTTTATGTCTCATTTGCTTGTAGTTGGGCATTCGCTGAACTTAAGAAGATGGAAGGCAATGCTAAGATTATCAAGTTTATTGCACGTGATGAAAATGTTCATCTAGGTTCAACACAACAGTTAATGAAGTTGTTGCCAAAAGATGATCCTGATTTTGTAAAAATTGCAAAAGAGTGTGAACCAACAGTGATAAAAATGTTTGAAGATGCAGTTGATCAAGAATGTGCATGGGCAGACTATTTGTTTAGAGATGGATCAATGATAGGGCTTAATGCACAATTACTAAAAGAATATGTACAGTGGATTGCAAATAAACGTATGACTGCCGTTGGAGTTCCTAGCAGTTACAAAGGTGCAAGCAACCCACTTCCATGGACACAGAAATGGATCGCTGGTGGCGATGTACAAGTGGCTCCACAGGAAACAGAAATTACAAGTTATGTTAACGGTGGAACAAAACAAGACGTAGATAACAATACATTTAAAGGATTTAGTTTATGAGTGTGACTGTATATACAAAAGACTTGTGTGGCTACTGTGATGCGGCAAAAAGTCTCCTAAGAAAAATGAAGGTTCAATTTAACGAAGCAAAAATTGGAACAGATATAACCAGAGAAGAGTTGCTTGAGATTGCTCCTCATGCACGTACTGCACCACAAATTGTAATCAACAACAAGGTTGTTGGTGGTTACGACGACTTAGTTGAGTATATTGAAAATACAGGATGGAATGGTTCTGGCTACTAAGTAGTTGCATGAATTACAACATCTGGAACAAGTGGGATAAACTCCAAACAGTAATGCTTGGCGAATGCTATTCACCAGAATTTTTCCGTGATATAAAATCTACAAAAGTACGTTCAGCATTGCAACACATTGCCAGTCAAACACAAGAAGATCTTGAAGGCTTTGAAAAAGTTTTAAAAGACTTTGGATGTGATGTTATTCGACCTAATATGAATAAAAATGATTCTATTATGAGTTATACTGATCATGACGGAAAATTGTCAGCAATACCACGTAGTCCGTTACAACCAAGAGATTGTCAATTAGTAATTGGTGATACCCTGTTTTATACTGGTCATGATCATCTTGGAATAAAACAATCACTTGATGATTATAATAAAAATTTTAAACATATACGTTCTCCAATTAATGAAGCATCCTTTAATGGTCACAAAGGAGAAGATGCCCCTGATTGGCCTACATATGTAGAATATGTACGAAGATTTGTCAATAACCAACCATTCAGTGATAAACCTGATATACACAATGAACTTTTAGATAGACTTAGAGAAGAAATACCTTTTGGATTTGCTATGCCTGCTCCATCAATTACTGTGGTTGGACAAGATATATACGTTGATGTCTACAGTGAAACTTATCCTATTTTGCTTGAATATTGTTGTAAACAGTTTGCAAAAATGTTTCCAAATTTCAGAATAAATCTACTAAGCATTGGTGGACATAACGACGCTTGTTTTCATACTATCAAACCTGGTGCAATACTTAGTTTATATGAAATACAAACTTATAGTGAAACGTTTCCTGGATGGGATATATGTTACTTACCAGATCAAAGTTGGAGCAAAGTTAATAAATTCTTAGAGTTGAAAACGAAAAATTCTGGAAAGTGGTGGGTGCCGGGCGAAGAAGATAATGAAGAGTTTACGCACTTTGTAGAAACATGGCTACAAGATTGGGTGGGTTATGTAGAAGAATCAGTATTTGATGTAAATGTACTTGTCCTTGACGAACATCATGTTTGTGTAAGTCAACCAGATAATAAAATTGTAAATGCATTCTTAAGAAAACACAAAATGGAACCTGTGTACGTGCCGTGGCGTCATAGATATTTTTGGGACGGTGGATTACATTGTATTACACTTGACCTAAGCCGTGAGGGCATACAAAAGGACTATTTTCCAGAGAGAAAAACTGCAATAACTGACAAAGGATTTTAAATGTTAGAACCAAATAAAACTTACTCATTGCGTCTTTGTGATAGTAGTGAAATTATATGCAAGATTGTTAGCTCAGATAGCAATGAAACAATTATTGCTAATCCATTTACTTTAATACCCACACAACAAGGTGTACAACTTTTGCCTGCAATGATGAGTGCAGACGAGACAAAAAATGTGACCATAAATACAAATAACATTACAATGTACACTGAAACAAATAAAGATGTTGTTTCAAGTTATATTCAAGCGGTTACTGGACTTGTAACCGCACCAAAAGGAATATTAAAAGGATAGAGATGCCAGGAGCAGTTAGAATTGGCGATGTAAACTCAGCAGGCGGGGCCGCAGTTGGTACAGGTGCCTTGTCAGTAATTATTAATGGAAGGCCTGCTTGTCTGACAGGAACAAACGTAACTCCGCATCCTTGTTGTGGTGCTCCTGGATGTTCTATACATTGTGCAGCAAGCACAACACTTGGATCAATGAGTGTTCTTGCAGAAAACAAACCAATCAACTACGTTGGTTCTCCAGATACTTGTGCTCATACAAGAGCAACTGGCAGTACCGACGTTATAATCCCAAGAGGTTAGTATGGCTTGTGGTGGTGCAATTACCGCAACAGTTTTAACCGCTGGTGCTGGACTCGCAGGAAACGTTGGCGGCAATCCTTTAGAATCAATTAGTGGAGCTCCACTTAATATCACAGATGCAACAACTGGACTGGCTGGTTCTCCAACCATGGCTGGTTTAACCAATGTACAGAGTGCAGTGCAAAGTTTGCCTAACATGGCGGCTGTGACCAGTACTGTATCAGGAATTACCAGTAGCCTACCTGCAAGCTATCAACAAAGTTTTAGCAACATGGCCAGTGGACTTGGCGATAATGTGTTTAGTGCAGGTTTTGATGTATTTTCTGGAGATGCACTGTCAGTTATGGGTGCCAGCAGTGGAATATCTAATGTACTTCCAACTGGACTTAATAATGCCGCTAAAGTCATGGGCGGTAGTGTAAGTGCTGGAAATATTGTTGGTAACGCAAGCAAATTTGGAAGTGTACTCGGTGCAGCTGAAGGATTTGTAGGAAGTTCGAATCAAATGATAGCCGCCGCAACAAATGCCGCAGGTAGTTTTGCTGGTGGGACCTTTCCAGGAATGGACGCAATTAGTTCAGGTGGGTTGAGCGGTATTACAAATGCTTTACCAGATTTTGGAACAGATCTTGGTAAGTTAGGAAGCACAGTTGATTTTGATAGTATAAGCAATCTTGGATCACCAGGGCAACTTTTAAAGAACATGGATGTTGCTGGTAATCTCGGACCAATGTACGAAAAAGTAGCAAATATTAAAGTAGATCCAAGAGTCGCAAGTTCTCTTGGTGGATCACTAAGCAGTGTTACAAATGCTATAGCAAATAACACAGGTGGACTCACTGTTGGTAATCTTGGCATAAGTGCAAGTGATATTGCACAAATAGGCCCTTCTTTACCAAATAATGTTCAAGGACAAATTTACGATGCGTTTGGGGACTTAACAACCACAGAAGTTTCTGAAGTAAAAGGCATACTAAAAAATACACAACCTACCATTGTCGATGGTACAGATTTTATGAATCCGCAAAAACTTTTTCCAACAAGTTCATCGACACTGACTGCACCATTAAGGACTTCGAGTGTTGGAAATAGAGCAATATACACTGCAAACGGTGCAGTTAATGAAGAATTTGCCAGCTTAGGTAATAATTTATTAGGTGCTTTGCCAGAAGATCTTGCTATTGCAAATGGAGCATTGGCAAGAAGTTTTGGTCAAATCAAAGGAATCGAAAAGACCAATACAGATGATTTAACAACCGCAGTTAATACTCTTGAAGTAAACAAAGATTTGCCATTAGTACAAAACCAAACACAATATGTTTCAGACGATGTAGTAAATTATTGGAAAACCACTTATGGAACAGAAAGTAACATACAATTAGCCACAGGGCCAGATGGAACTTTTAGTGTAAGTGATGTGATTGGATATGCTGCAGGATATAATAGTTTTGCTCCTCTACAACAGAACCAGATACTAATGCAGGAACTAATTGACAGTGGTGCAATGAATGTGTTCTATGCGGATAATGGTTCATCTAGTTCTAATACTGGCATTTTAATTGTGATGGATTATTTTATAGCAGGTGCTTATGATCCCACTGCTCCAGCAACCACACCATATGTTATACCAGCAGGCGTTTATGGTGAAGGAACTTATGCAACTCAAGAAGATTGTTGGAATGGTATAATAGCTGCCGCACAACAATTGATGCAAGACTTTTATAATGCTCATCCGCAGGCACAAACAATACAAGCAAACTTTAAAAGATTACAAGAACAACAGGCCAGAGAAAAATTAATTCGTGCAAAAATTGATCTGGATCTTGATGTTGTGCCTACAAATACAAATAACGCAGTTCAATTGGCAGCAAATTTACCAAATTATGGCCTTGATACATCAGCTGGCGGTACTGGTGAACTTTTAGAACGTGTTATGAATTTTGATAGCACAGGTGGCCAAGCAAGTGTAGCCGCAATGAGAGAAGCAAGAAACATTGATAAGTTAGCCGAAGCAAATATAGTGCAAGATGGTCCTATTCCAACAACACCACCAAGTAATCCAGGTTCGTTGTTAAGTGGAACATATACAGTTGCAGAAGCAGATGCAATTATAATTAGAAATTAGGTTGACAAACTTCCATTCTTGTTGTATATTAATAGTATGATATGTAACAGAAATGGAGACATCACTCGTGCTAAACAAAATAAAATATACTTCAAAAAATTATAATGGATTACAAGTGGCTTGCGATTGGATACAAGATCTCGAGGAAAGCAATAGTCGCTTACACAAAGAAGGTGTAATTGAAAAAGCACTTGTGGCGGCTAGACTTGGTAGTCATAGTGCAGAGTGCTTTTTGTACAACTGCTACCTAGCATATAATCCATACTTCATGTATAACATAAAACAAGTTGCTGAAACATCTGGCTATGAACACAGAGAAAATCCATGGGTATCTTTTTGGGGATTATGTGAAAGTTTACGTACAAGAACTATTACAGGTAATGCTGCCAGAGAAGCAGTAGAACTAATGAGTGAAAAGTTTGACAGTGATCAATGGAATCTACTTGCTAGACGTGTGCTTATAAAAGATTTACGTTGTGGTATCACAAGTAAAACACTTAACAAAATCGTTGGCAAAACAGAATGGAAGATTCCTGTGTTTGAAGTACAACTAGCAACAGACTCAAAAGGACATCCTAAGAAACTTGCTGGTGAAGTTATGATTGAGCCAAAGTTAGATGGTGTGAGAACTATTGCAATCATCCATGCAAATGGTACTGTAAACTTGTACAGTAGAAACGGTAAAGAGTTTGAAAATTTCCCACACATTGCACAAGAACTTGCTAAGATAGCAGACACATTTAGATCACACGATACTGATGATATTGTAATTGATGGTGAGATTACTGGCAAGAGCTTTCAAGAACTTATGAGAGGTGCTACTAAAAAAGACCATACTGCAACTGACAGTGTGTTTAATGTGTTTGATTTTATGCACCTAGAGGATTTCAAACGTGGCTTTAGTAACACAAGTCAAATTGATAGACTACTTGCATTAGAAAGTATAGTAAATAGAGTACAAATGCAAAATGTTGTTATGGTTAAAGGTAAGCAAATTAACCTAGACGAACCTGAAGCACACGAATTTATGGCAAAGTATGCAAATGACTGTGTTGCTGAAGGATACGAAGGCATTATGATTAAGAAACTTGATGCTCCATACGAATGTAGACGTAGTACATTTTGGATGAAGTGGAAGCCAGTTATAACAGTAGACTTGGAGGTAATTGACATTGAAGAAGGAACAGGAAGAAATGCCGGACGTTTGGGAGCTCTTGTATGCGAAGGTGTTGACGACAATCGCACCATACGTGTTAACGTTGGAAGCGGCTTGTCTGATAGTGATAGGGATGATTTTTGGACTAGAAAAGATAGTCTAGTTGGGTATGTTGTTGAAGTAAAGGCAGACGCAGTTACTCAGAATCAAGACGGAACATACAGTTTGAGATTTCCAAGATTTGAAAGATTTAGAGGATTTGAAGCAGGCGAGAAAATCTAATGCATAAAATTTATATTTCTTTACAAACCATAGATGAATGGTATGATATTATACGAGAACTCAAACGTTGGTTTGGAAATGACTGGAAAGGTCAACGTGGAATACGTAAAAAATTCAAACATCCAGGTTGGTTATATGAACCAAGAAAAGTTTGGTTTTACGTACCTGACCTAGCATTCAAAACGTTTATAGAGTTGAAAATGTCAAACAACCCAAATTTACGATAAATACAGCATGTTTTTAGGATTACTAATTTTATTTGTCGCACTAGCCTTAAGTGGCATTGCGGCCTATTACAGTATTATAGGATTGACTGCAATTTTTGCCGCCGCCGTAGTGCCTATTATTGTTATGGGTGGAATACTTGAAGTTGCAAAACTATCCTGTACAGTTTGGTTACATCAAAACTGGCAACGTGCTAGAATGGTGATGAAGATATATCTTGTGCCAGCAGTCGGAATACTGATGTTTATTACATCAATGGGTATATTTGGCTTTTTAAGTAAAAGTCATATAGAACAAAGTGCTTTGGGTACAGAACAAATTGCTCAAGTAAAAGTAATAGATGATAAACTGGTTAGAGCTCAAGCAAAAGTACAACGTTGGAATGATGAAATTGGTAGACTTAATAGAGGAGAAACGTCTGGACGTATAGATGGTTTGATTTTAAGAGAACAAGATCGTATCAAAAATGCAAATATACGTATACAACCACAGATAGATCAAGAAAATGCAAAAATTAAAGGCTTTAGAGAACAGGCCGCTGTTGAAGTAGAGCAACAAAACAAAAGACTTAGTGATGCACAGAAACGTACTCAAGCAGATATCAACCTTGCAGAAAAACGATTGGCGCAACTTGATAAAGATGTTGCCGCCTATACTTCGCAGGGCACAGTCAAAGGTGGTGTTTTTACCGCTGATATAGACAATGTTAAAAAAGGTAACCAACTTAGAGCTCAACAAAAACCTGAACGTGATGAACTAGCTCGAACAATACAACAAGCAAAACAAAACGAAATTGGTGTAGCAAGTCGAGTACAACGTGAGATTACAAACATAAACAAACGTTTGGCAGGACAAATCAAAGGTGTTGAACAAAATGTAGCCAAGATACGTGCAAGTATTAACGACACTATAGAAAGTGCTAATGCAAATATTGCCAAGTATACAATTGAAGCAGGAAGCAGTAATAAAAATGTTGATGCAAGAATTAAAGAACTTGAACTCAACATAGAAAATATTCAACCAGAAATAGATGGACTACGTGAAGAAAAGTTTGTTTTTGAAAAACAATATAGACAGTTTGAAGCAGAAGTTGGCCCAGTTAAATACATAGCCCAGTTAATCTACGGTGATAATCCTGACCAGAATTTGCTCGAGGCGGCAGTACGTTGGGTCATAATACTAATCGTAGCAGTATTTGATCCCCTTGCAATAATGATGTTACTAGCCGCAACAGAAACGTTTGCATGGCGTAGAGAGGAAAAATATGCCAATAATATTGTTAAACAAGAAACAAAAGTGTCTGCCGTTGAGACTCCTGAAGAAGTGCCGAGCCCACTGCCGGTTGAGGAGACTGAACAAGTTCAAAAAGAACAAGAACAAGAACCAGAACCAGAACCAACAGTTGAGGATGGACCAGCAGATGAAGAGCCTGATAAGACTGGAGGCGAGGATAAGTCTGATGGAGGAGAAACTGGAGTCGATACTGAAGAGCCTAAGCAAGATAATAAAACCCTAAACCGCACACTGCATGTTGAACACATAGTCTTACCTGATCCTGCTATTAAAGAAGAAAAAATAGACTATGATCATGAGTATGTTCCTAATCCAGAAATTGAAGAAGAGATAGAAAAAATTAGTGAGCCTGAAATAAGCAATGAAGGTGCAAATATTTACAATTGGCAAGAAATTGAAAACAAAGAAGATACTCAAATCCAAGAAGAAATAAATCGTGACATAGACAGTCATATTACAGAAGAAACACAAGCAATAGAAGAAGATATAAACGACCCTAATAATCCAGAAAAACGTGCAAAACGTATATGGAAACGTTTGAATCCAGAAGATACATTGAAAAATCAAGAAGCAATGGAATCACAAGGGTTGATTGACGAAGTTCCTTGGCAAAAATTTATAGAAGCATCAGAAGACGAATTAAATCAATATACCAAATCAGATTTTGGAACAACCTTCCCTCCAGATCCAATCAAAGGTGACACATTTGTAAGAGTTGATAACTTGCCAAGCAAACTGTATAGATGGAATGGTACAAACTGGATCCAAATTGACAAGAATAACTCTGATACATTCGCCAACAATCCAGACTATGTACAATATCTTATAGACAAACTAGGGTCAGGCGAATATGATCCTGATTTACTTACAGATGCAGAAAGATTACAAATAGAAAGTCAACTAAAAAGTCAGGATCTATAATGACCATGGACGAAGAACAAAAACAACAATACAATCGATGTGATTTTTGCAATAAAGAAAAAGATAAAGTTAATAAACTTATTGTAGGTGATAGAGTTGCTATTTGTAACGAATGTGTAGACCTATGTGGCGACTTACTAAAATCTCTTACAAAAGAAACAGTTGATTCAGTAAAATTCAAAGACATTGATCCAACCGAATTAAAAGCATTTTTAGACAAATATGTAATAGGACAAGAATCCGCTAAAACAGTTCTAAGTGTTGCAGTGGCAAACCATTACAAAAGAATACAAAACAAATCAAAAGATCTAGAACTAGATAAAGCAAACGTTCTGCTCCTTGGTCCAACTGGTTGTGGTAAAACACTATTAGCAAAGTCAGTAGCAAGGTATCTAGATGTGCCGTTTGCAGTCACTGATGCAACAAGTATTACTGAAGCTGGTTATGTAGGTGATGATGTTGAGTCACTGATTGGAAAATTATTAAGCAATGCTGGTGGTAATGTTGAAAAATGCCAAAGAGGTATAATATTTTTAGACGAGATTGATAAAATCGCTCGCAAAAGTGAAAACACAAGCATTACACGTGATGTAAGTGGAGAAGGCGTTCAACAAGCATTGTTGAAAGTGGTAGAAGGAACTGTTTGTAGAGTTCCTGCACAAAATGCTAGTCGGAAAAATCCACAGGCTGAAATGATAGATATTGATACAACAAATATACTTTTTATTGCTGGTGGCGCCTTTGTTGGTATTAATGATGTTATCAAAAGACGTGCTGAAGGTTCTGGAATAGGTTTTGGTGTTGATGTTAAAACAAATGCAGAAGGTGAACTTGATAATATGGAGCCAGATGATTTGGTAAAGTTTGGTATGATTCCCGAATTTGTAGGACGTTTTCCAACATGGGTAGGTTTGAAAGAACTTTCAGAAAAACAGTTGGTATATGTGCTTACTGGAATTAAAAACAGTTTAATTGATCAATATACCTATCTGTTTGAATGTGATGGTGTAAAATTAAAATTTAGCGATGAAGCACTGCTTGAAATCGCAAAAAATGCGGCAACACGTAAAACTGGAGCAAGAAGTTTGCAAGCCGAGCTTGAACGTATATTGATGCCGCATATGTTTAGCCTAAAAGAATATGCTAAACAGGATATTACCGAAGTAGTTATAACTCCAGGCCTCGTTAAGAAACCACTAAAATTAGCAGCCTAGGCAGTTTTAGAAATACTCTTAGTTTCGTTTTTAATTTTTTCTTCTAAATGACCAATCATAATTGTTCTCATATACTGAGCTCTTGCAAGATCCGTAAATGAGTATTCTCTTATATCATCATTTGCTATTTTTATTGAAAAACTATAAAACGCACCAGATTTTTTTATACTAGATGCACTTCCTGCGGCTACCTTTTTTGTATTAACCAAGGTACCAAATTTAGTTTCGATTATGTTTGTCATTACACTCTCCCTTTTAAGGTTAAGTGCGTTCCTTCAGCGATTGCCTACTTCCGCCCTCTTGGGTGAACGTATATGTATTTAGCATGCCTGCCATGCAATAATAAAAAAGGTTGACAGTTCTAAATAGCATGCTATAGTGTTTATATTGTTAGAGAATAGGAGACTTTACAATGATAAAACAAAACACTCGAATAGTGGCCGCACTACTAGGTGCAACTGCTCTTTCCGCTTGTGGCGGAGGTGGTGGTGGTGGCGGAGGTGGTTACACACCAAATCCTCCAAGTCCAGTCTTATATTATACCCCGCCAGTTCAACAAGTAACAGTTGATCCAATGGCAGGTGGTAACGATAATGCATGGTTCGTTGGTGACACATTTGTAGAAGATATTGATGGTGATGGTTATGCAGATGATTTTATACTTGCTGGTAGGAAGACACAACCTGCTACAGCTGGTACATGGAGCAACACTAAACTAAGCATGCTGTCTTTTGAAAACGGTGCATTGGTTGATAAGACTGCACAGTGGTTTTCAGGTACCGACAACGAAATAATGGGCACAGAGCCTAATGTTCATTTTGCTGACTTCTTTAAAACTGGCAGAAAAGATATGTTTGTTTCGCACAGTACTGATATGAGACACTTTGGTCCTGCTACCTTCTTTACTAATAATGGATCAAACTTTACCAAAGTTAGTATTCCAACCTTAGACGTTTGGTCACATGGTAGTGATGTTGGTGACTTGAACAATGATGGTTATATTGATATTATCATGCCGGATCTAAAAAATAAAAATACAACTATTGCACTCAACAACCAAGTGAATGGATTTACCACACACGTTGATGCATTAGGCAATACAGGTGATCTCAGATACGGTGGTTCAGCAGTTGCAATAGGCAATTTTATGAACAACGGTAACAACAATGAGGTAATACTTACTGATGCTCAGTGTGCAGTAGTAAGCGGCACTTGCAGTGATAGTAACACAACTAAAATGTACAGTGTTGACTGGACAGGCGGTGTACTTAAATTTACACATGAAAGAGACCTTCCAGCATTTAGTACCAGCGGTATAGATCATAGTGTTGAAATTGCCAACCACGACTTTAATGAAGATGGATATGCAGACGTTATTGTATTCAGCAAAAAAGTAAACAATGGTGATGACAAATTAAGCGAAATACAGTTTATGCAAAACAACGGTAGTGGAGTGTTTACTGATACAACAAGCTCTACACTAATTGGTTATCAAAACAATACTTCAAGTACATATAAACCAAGGTTCTTTGATATTAACGGTGATGGTAAAACAGACATATTGGTCAGTGGTGGTGATTCAAGTACTATGAACAATCCACACAACAGTCACCAGTTTTTGTTAAAAACATCTGATAACAAATACGTTGCGGCTTATCAAAACATACTCACTAACTTTATGACAGATGTTAGATCAATTGCTACTTCCAATGGTTTGACTGATATAAATGGTAGTACTGTAAACATTTTTCAAGCAGATGATGGTTACAAGTATCTTGTAACATGGGCAAACAGTGCCGGTGGCGGAGACAGTAATGATAATAAACTTACGTTTTTTATGAGTAGGCTAGATGGAACTACAATAGCCGCAGGAACTGCGATCAATATGATACAAAATTCTTGGAGTTACCTAAGTGATGCACAAGCTGCTCAAGCACTTACTGATA